GGCACGGCGATCAACATCCGCGCATCTGGCAGGGAGATCGGCTAATGAAGAAGCCATCATTTATCATCGAGGGTTTTGGCGGTCTGCGTGAAAGCGAACCGTTCATCACTGCCGCACAGAACAAGAAGAACACGCAAGTCGTAATCGAAGATTGGATGCTCGGCCCTGAAAAGCCCAGTAACGAGCGCGGTGCAAACCCTGAATATTGGCGTGCGCTTGGCAAAGCTATGCAGTGCGATGAGACCGAAGCCCGTCGCCGCCGCTGCTCCAATTGCGAATATTACGACAACTCAACCATGACGCAGGCCAAGATGGAACGCATCCCTTGGAACCAGTGGGACGTTGAGGCTGGATTCCGTGGGTATTGCCATAAGTTTGAATTCATCTGCCACGATCTTCGTTCCTGCCAGGCACATGAGGAGCGAGAATTTGAATCCGAAGATTGATTGTGATATGGTGCAGTCACCGAGCGTCATTGAGCAGCCGGTGGCTCACCTTCAAGGGTTTTGAATGACGCATCAACATGACACTTCGAGCGAAAGTTCACCATCTGGTGATCCGCTTGTTGCGCCTGTTATCCGCCATGCAGTCACTGAAGATGCCAAGCAAATTGCTATCCTTGGATATAGGTTCCACGAACAAGCCGCTTGGGCAGACATATTCAATTATAACGTAGGCGACTGCATTGCATCGCTTGAGCATTTTATCGGTCAGCCAAATTTTGTGTGCATGGTTGCAGAGGTTGATACAAAGTTTGTATCTTTCGGTTCGCTTGTTCTCAGCCCTGTATATTTCAACCATTTGCATATATCTGCGGAAGAACTTTTTTGGTGGTCTGATCCTGAATCCGAATATGTTGGCATAGGCAGAAAATTGAAAAAGGCGCTTGAGAAAGAAGCCCAAGATCGGGGCGCATCGTCAATTCAAATGAAGTCTATTGATCTTTTGAACGGCAGTAAAATGGCTCGATTATATGCCCGTGATGGCTACCGCCCTAGCGAGCATTCATTTATTAAAAGGTTTGTGTAATGGCTATCGGAACAGCAGCAGCAATTGCATTGGGCGCGGGTGCTTTAGGCAGTGCAGGCATTGGCGCACTTAGCGCGAAGAGCGCAGGCAAAGCGCAAGTTCGAGCCGCTGAACAAGGCGCTGCTGAACAGCGTGCTGCGCGTGAAGAACTGCGTCGATTGCTCATGCCATATACCGAAGCGGGGACGCCAGCCCTTCAAGCACAGATGGCTGCGTTAGGTCTATCAGGCCCAGAGGCGCAGGCGGCTTTCGTATCGCAGCAAGAGCAAAGCCCGATCTTTCAAGCTTTGGCCCGTCAGGGTGAAGAAGCAATGGCGCAAAACGCTGCTGCGACTGGTGGATTGCGTGGTGGAAACTTCCAAGGCGCATTGGCTCAGTTCCGTCCGCAATTGCTGAATCAGTTTCTTGAGCAGCAATATAACCGCCTCGGCGGAATGACTCAGCTTGGACAGCAATCCGCTGCTGGTGTTGGCTCGGCTGGAATGCAGTCTGCTACAAGCATTGCGGATCTTCTGGGCCAAGCTGGTGCTGCACGCGCTGGTGCTGCTTTGGGCGTGGGCCAAGCCTTCGCCCAACCGTTCAACATGCTTTCAACGCTTGGCGGTATGTCTGCCGCTAAATCAATGGGGTTTTGATAAATGGTACAGCCCTATAATTATTCGCTTAATGTTCCATCAGCTACTGAATCTTTTATGCAAGGGATTCAAATGGCGCAGGCTTTTCGCAAACAAGCGGCGCAGAATGAATCTTTAGAACGTGCCAAGCAGTTTCAGGCTGACCTTGCTGCAATCAAGGATGATCCATCGCCGCAAAATCTAACCAGTCTTTATGCCAAATATCCAGATTTTGGCACCGATTTAGATCGTATTTCAAAATCTATGGGTGAAGCTGATAAGCGCACCTATGGGACAATTTTACAGCGTGCAATTATCGCCAAACAGGGGAAAGCATCGCCTGAAGAAATTGCTGCAATATATACTGAGGGCGCAACTGCCGCTCAAAATTCTGGAAAAACAGATGTTGCAGAAAGATTCAAAGCCGCAGCATCGTTTGCGACAAACCCGCAAATGGATGATGATTTTGCCGCTCGATCATTGCTGAACCAATTTTTGCCAGATGATTATAAAATCATTTATGAGCAGGAAAAAGAACCGTTCATCATTTCAGAAGGTGCAGCATTCCTGCGAGGCCCATTGCTGAGGCTTGCTAAGGACGTTGAGCGACTTGCTGCTGGCGACATAACAAGCCAAGCTTTTGATTCAACGTGGGGTGAAGGCAAGGCATCTCAATATATTCAAACTGGAAAAGTAGAAGTTAATCCAGATTTTGATGTTCCGACTCAAGCAGATATTGACATGCTTAAGGCTGGAAAAATTTCACCGGCTGTTTTCAATCAAGCTTTTGGCCCCAAGGCAGCAGATAAATATATAGGAGGTCAGACGGCAGCCCCGTCTGGTACATTTCAAGGACAGTAATATTGACCCAATTGCCGACCTTGGAAAGCTAGGTTTTGCACCGACAAGCGGATTCAGAACGCAGCGCCATCAAGAGGCATTGGTTGCTCAAGGGTTGACCAAGACCAAAAGCGGATCGCATCCAATGGGTGATGCTTTGGACTTCATGCCGCCCAAGGGAATGTCTACGCAAGAAGCTATCGCTGTTGTCCGTCGAATGTATCCTGGCGTTAAGGCAATACCTAGCAACAAAGGCTCAATTCATGTAACCTTTCCCGGATGGGGACAGGCTCCTGACGTAAGCGGCTCTCGCCGTAGATATGGTGATTGAATATGGAAACTCCTGAAGAAAAAGCTTTGTTGGAGCGCATTCGTCAAAAAAAGCGCACGCCCGTAGCTATTGATCCTTTGAGGCCCATTCTTGGCGGTGAAACACCTGAAGCTGCGCAGGCACGTCGCGCTGAAGAATCTCGTGAATCCGCAAAAGAAATTCGAGATGTTCGTTCTGCTCAGATAGCAGAAGAAGCCAACATCCGTGCAGCACAATCATCTAATATATCTGCCGCTTCGGAAGCGCGTGCTGTTAGCGAAGATGAGCGCAAACGCGTCAAGGAATTGCGTGACGCTTATCGCGGCGAAGATGCCGTTAAGGATTATGAAAAAGCATTCCCGAATTATGTCGCTGCGCTGAAAACTGGGCCGAATGAAGATTTAACGCTGCTCTATCTCTATGCAAAGACCATCGACCCGCAAAGCACGGTCGGCGCAAGCGATATGGAAAACATCAATGCGTCCGATGCGCGATTGCCAGCAGCCGTTCAAGGCGCATTGCGTGAATTGCGTGCATCTGATGGCAAGTTCACTGATGCTGCTCGAACAAGCATTCGATCAGGCTTGCATAAGGTCATTACGGAAAAAAATCAGGCTTATAAATTTACGCGAGATCGCTTCACTTCTGATGCGCAATCACCTGTCTATAATGTCAACCCAATGCTTGTTGTCGGCCAGCCATTCGGCACGCAGCAGCAGGTTGAGGATGTAAAATCATATTGGCGCAAGGAATATGAGCGCAATCCAGAAAGCTTGCCGGAGGAATATCGTCCAGAGAGAGTTTCGGCTCCTGAGATAAATATTCCGCCTGGCGGTGGCCCTGTTGCAACTGATCGCGACATTGAAATTACTAATGCCTTGCAACAAGCATGGGCTGGCAATCAGACAATCGAACAGATTGATGCGCTTTCACGTCAATTAACTGGAGGCAATGGATTGAGTCCTGAAACCATTCAGGCATTGCGTGAGAACGAAACAACAAGGCAGAACATACGATTTAAGCCGTACATTGCGCCTTCTGAAGTAGCAGCAGCACCTGCTGGCGGCGATCTGGGTCAAGCATTTTACGCTGGCGTTGGTGATATAGCCCAGGGCGTCGGAGACGTTTTTGGCATCGTTGCGAATCCAGCAAATGCTGTTGTCAATGCGCTGACCGGAGCCAATCTTACAACCGATCTTGGTCAGACATTCCGCGAAGCAACTGGCGCTCCGCAGGGTGATCCGCTGGCAACTGCAATCAACCGCGCTGGCATAGGTGGTTTAACAAGTATCGGTGGCGCAATGGGTGCTGCACGCGTATTGCCTACCGCTGGTCGTGAAATTGCTGAGATATTGGCAACGCAACCTGCTCAACAGATCGCTGCAAATATTGGTGGCGCTTCAGCAGCAGAGATCGTCAGACAACAGGGTGGTGGAGTGCCAGCACAGATCGCTGCAACGATTGCTGGTGGCATCCCTGCTGCTGGTGCTGTTAGTCAGGCGCAGTCTTTTGCTCGTTCTATTCCTGAAGCCGTTTCAACGTTCCGTGGCGTTCCTCAAGCGGTTCCTGCGGCGGTATCTGCTGCTGATGAAATTGCTGTCACATCCCCGCGTATGTTTGAGGCTGGCGAAACCATTACAAGTCGTGCTGGCGGCGCAATGGGAACATCACCTGAAGAAATTCGGCTTATGCAGGCGGAAGGGCTTCCGGTTCCTGTTCAATTGACGCGTGGTGCTGCTGCACGCGATCCCGAGCAATTGGCTTTCGAAAAAGAGCAAATCTTTAGCGAACTTGGTGGCCCATTGCGCAGGCGTGCAGAAGAAAACAATCTTCAAGCATTGCAGAATTTTGATCGCTTCATTGATATGACTGGCGCAGAGGCTCCGG